CAAAAGATTAGATGACGAAACCGGGAGGATTGCTTTATGTACACTCGGGAGCATAAATTGGGGTACTTGTCGTAATCCAGAAGACATGCGTAGAGCTTGTCGCATACTACAACGTAGCCTTTGTAATATTTTAGATTACCAAGACTTCCTAAGCATTCAAAGCAAGTTAAGCAATGACGAAATTCAACCACTTGGTATTGGCATTACTAATCTTGCTTACTGGCATGCCAAACGTGGACTAAAGTATGGAGAGAAGGATGCACTACAGGAAGTTAAATCTTGGATGGAACATTTTGCATTTTATCTAACGGAGGCAACTGTAGAGTTAGCCAAAGAACGCGGTCCTTGCTTGCATAGCCAACACACACGGTATGGTAAAGGTATATTCCCGTGGGAACTACGTGCCAAAGGTGTTAATGAACTAGCAGACTTTACTCCAGAACTTGATTGGGAAACTCTTCGTGCTAACATGAAACAGTATGGGGTACGCAATGCAACACTTATGGCTGTTGCTCCTGTTGAGTCTAGCAGTGTTGTTATTAACAGTACGAACGGTATTGAAATGCCAATGAGTTTGATTAGTGTTAAAGAAAGCAAGGCAGGATCGTTTGTACAAGTTATTCCAGAGTATCATAGATTAAAGAACAAATATCAACTGATGTGGGAACAGAAAGATTGTGAAGGCTACTTAAAGACAAGTGCTGTTATTGCAGCCTATGTTGATCAAAGTATTAGTACAAACACTTTTTATAATCCAGCACACTTTGCAGATCGTAAAGTACCTACTACATTAATTGCCAAGAATTTAATGCAAGCACACATGTGGGGATTGAAAACATTCTACTATAGTTTGATCAACAAAGCAGGTAGTAAAATGAAAGCAGAAGACGCCCCAACTATGTTAGAGCCGATTGATTATGATGATGAAGAATCCTGCGAAAGCTGCAAACTATGACATATGATTTTATTAGAAAGATTTTGCTTGAAGGTAATCCTGATAAATTAAAAATTTTGAAGTTGCCGTACGGAGTTAGTGACTTAGAACCAGCCATATCAAGAGATACTATTGACTATCACTATGAAGGTCTTGCTAAAGCATATGCTAAGAGATATAATGCTGATGAAGGAGATCCGGACTTTAACAAAGCGGGCGCCTTCTTGCACAACATTCTGTTTCAACAATATCAAAAGCCCACTGCTAATAATCTGCCAATGGGTAAAATACTGACATTGATTGAAAAACATTATACAACATTTGCGGCATTTAAAGAAGCATTTTCAAAAGAAGCCATGGCAATACAAGGCAGTGGCTGGGCCTATCTTGCTAGGGATGGAAAAATTAAAACAATTGTCAATCACGAGATCAAAAAAGATATTGTGGTGTTGGTAGATTGGTGGGAACATGCCTGGGCGTTGGATTATCAAACAGACAAGAAGTCATATTTGAAAAATCAGTGGACAATCATGAACTGGGAACATATAAATGTCAAAACAACAATACAACTTAACAACAAAAACAGATTACTTGAATAGAAAAATGTTTCTAGATCCTGCAGGCCCGGTAACTATACAAAGGTTTGAGGAAGTCAAGTATAAAAAGATTGCAGACTTTGAAGCAACAGCACGTGGCTTCTTTTGGCAACCAGAAGAAATTAGCTTGACCAAAGATGCCAACGATTTTAAAGATGCTAGTGAGGCTGTAAAGCATATCTTTACAAGTAATCTATTACGACAAACTGCGCTAGATAGTTTACAAGGTCGCGGCCCTACTCAAGTATTCACTCCAGTAGTATCATTGCCAGAACTAGAAACGTTGCTATTCAATTGGGGATTTTTTGAGTCAAACATTCATAGTCGTAGTTACAGTCATATTATCCGTAATATTTATGCTGTACCAAAATCTGTTTTTAACTCAATTCACGACACTAAAGAAATAGTAGGCATGGCAAGTAATGTTGGTAAGTACTATGATGAACTGCATAAAATTAATTGTATCAAAGAACTAAATGTTAATTTATTGCCAGATTGGCAGGCACGTTATGCCGGTCTTAACTCTGTTACAGAAGAAGAACATATCAAAGCTATATGGATGGCATTACATGCCAGTTATGCACTAGAAGCATTTCGCTTTATGGTATCGTTTGCTACAAGCCTGGCTATGGTAGAAAACAAGATTTTTATAGGTAACGGAAATATTATCAGTTTAATCCTGCAAGACGAAATCTTGCACAAAGAGTGGACAGCATACATTATTAACCAAGTAATAAAAGAAGATACTCGTTTTGCGGCCATAAAACAACAATGTGAGGGTGAAGTATATCAATTGTACATGGATGTAATTCGTGAAGAAAAAGATTGGGCAGATTACTTGTTTAACAAAGGTCCTGTTATTGGGCTAAATGCTAATGTATTAAAAGACTTTGTTGATTATACTGCATTTATTGCATTGAAAGAAATAGGGATTAAATATCAAAGCAATAGTCCAAAAAATACCCCCATTCCATGGTTTAACAAGCATGTTAATAGTGATAAAAAACAATCAGCATTACAAGAAACAGAAAGTACTAACTACGTAATAGGAGTATTAAACGGAGAGATTAATTATGAAGAATTACCAAATTTATAAGAAAGAAATATTATGACAGCAATAATATGGAGTAAGTATCATTGTTCTTATTGTGACCAAGCAAAAGCATTACTACGGAGTAAAGGGATAATATTTGAAGAAAAGAAAATCGGTGACGGTTATACAAAAGAAGAATTATTAGAAGCAGTACCAACTGCTCGTACAGTTCCGCAAATCTTCCTAGATGGAGAACTTGTGGGTGGGTTCAATGAACTCAAGAAAAAATTAACAGAAAGTGTCTAATGGAAGCAGGAAAAATTTATACAATTAAACTTAATTCGGGTGAAGAAGTAATTACCAAAGTTGTTGAAATAACTAGAGATAATTTAATTATTACTGACCCGGTATCTATCGCACCGGGACAACAGGGAATGCAAATGATTCCTAGTATGTTTACCGCAGAACCTCGCGGAAAAGTAACACTAAATACTAATGCGATTGCTTTTTATGCTAATACTGATGATAATATAAAAGACAAGTATATTGAGGCAACTACTGGTATTAAAATACCAGATAAAAAAATTATATTAGGTTAGGATTAAATGGCAAACTTAAGTAGAATGGGTGACGCAAATGAACCTGGTGGACAAATTATGCGAGGAGCAGAAACTGTTTTTGCTAATGGAATAAAAGTGGGTTTACATGTAAGCCAAATTTCTCCACATGCGCCCTGGGGAAAACCTCATCCACCACATGATGCTGCCAGAACTACAGACGGTAGCCCAACCGTGTTTGCAGAAGGAAGCCCGGTACTCAGAGTCGGTTCTGGAAATACATGTGGACACCGAATTGTTCAAGGGTCACCTGATGTTTTTTGTCCTTAAGGTCATATATGAGCGATACAGGTAAACAATCACCGTTAGGCACAAATGTATTAAGTTCATTACTAACTAATGTTGGTTTTTATATTAATCCAATCGCTCAAGGATATATGGGCGTTAGTAAAACATATACTCAATATACGTTTGGAGCAATAGTTAATAATTCATGTTTAAATAAATTAACTTATGCTATCAATGATGCTTATACCCGAGGATTAGTAGATGATACTACATATAATAATTTAATATCTATTGGTTCTGACACCATTCCAGCATTAGGTAATTCACCCTCTGCATCTTTCAATTGGACCGGACCCGCTAATAATGGTAGCCCAGATAGTACAAAAAGAGCATCTTGGTTACCGTATACTGCTACCGGCAACAAAGCAGTTACGCAGTGGGGATATGTGCGGTTATTTGCATTACAAGCATGGAATGAATTTAATTGGAATGGGTTATATGCAGGCACTGTTCCTGCCTACAAAGATTTTTGTTCATCGTTTATATCATCTTATAGTTTTATTGAATATTCTAATCAATCAATCAATACATTAAATAATGCCAAAACGTTCCTTAAGGGAACATACAGTAATATGAATGATTTAACTACCGCT